CTATTGAGAGTTAAAATCTCAGGAAACAATAAATCAGCTAATCTTTTTCTAGATCTCATCTACGACCAATTCGGTGAGATTCTTTTTGAGCCTGGTACCAATCCAGATGGCTACAATAAACACATTTTAGTTCAGGCCGAGTATCAAAATTTTATTGATTTTTCTCTTGAATCTATTGATGGTGCTACACTCTATCCCGAGACAGTAGAATCTTATAAAAATCTGCCTTTTAGGCTCTTTGATAATCTTAGACCGGAACTCAATAAAATTGATAACGTTCTGGGTATTGAGATTCCTCTTTATAGTGAATACTTTGGAATCGCTGGAACTTCTGACTGTATTGCGGAATATAATGGAATTCTGAGTATCATTGACTATAAGACTTCCGATTATATCAAACGTAAAGAATGGATTCTAGATTATTTTGTACAGGCTGTTGCTTATCGCTACATGTTAAAGGAGCGAACGGGATTAGATGCACAGCAACTTGTTATTTTTATGGCTGCGGAAAACGGAGAGATCAAGCCTTTTATTGAGACCGATTTCACTCCTTATTCTAAGAAACTTGTTCAATATATCAATAATTACAAAAATGAAAAAATCAAAGAAGTTGAATCTTGATCAGGAACTAGAGAAAGAGTACAATAAGAAGTTCATCTCACAAGAAAAGTTTGCAGAACAGATTGAACAATATTGTCATGACAATGGTTATGAGAATTACATTTCTGCAATAGCCGATTATTGTGAGCTTAATAATATTGATATTGATTCTGTTCCCAAGCTAATATCAAAACAATTCAAACAAAAGATTCAACATCAGGCAACGAAACTGAATTTTCTAAAGATTAAACCTCTACCAGAATTACCAATTTGAAGCCGACACCATATGAATGTTACACAATATATCTTGCCTTAAAACAACATTTCTCCAATGAGAATTACGACTTCTTTCAATACAATGGAAAAGTCAGAACATCAATAAAAACTTATAACAAAAGAAACGACCGATATTTTTTTGAGAAACTGAGCAGAAAATACGACAAACAAGAAATCATTGAGTATTTTGCTGCATCATTTATTATGGCTCCAGATCCGGGAAACTTATGGATCGGAGATTTAAGAACAAAAGGTGAAGAAAATTATAATACCTGGAAAGCTAACACATCATCGCTCGCTTATAGATTCAATGAAGAGATAAAAAGTCTTACAGAATCAAAACATCTATATGAGTGTGTGAAGTTTATTGACAATAAACATCCGCAGATTATCAAAGCTTTTCTGAGAAACGAAGTGTCATTAGAGACTTTGTTTATACTTGAAGATATTCTACATTTTATGAAAAGTTCCGATTATGATCCGATTCTAAAATTGATTGAATTTAAGATCAAAAAATATCGTCCGTTCTTTGAATATAACAAACCATATTTCATAGAACAGATGAAGACCATATGCTTTCAGACGAGTTAGTAGAAGAGATAGAAAGACGAGTAAGAGATCATCATAAACTGTACGATTTAAGTGTAAAAGGTGAATATTGGGAAGAGATTTTAGCGAAGTCAATAATTGTAACCGGAGGACAATCAGATTGGCTAGCGGAAAGAACACACACAATCGGTAAAGATCAGATCTGCAGTTGGGGATCTTACGAGAACAAAAGAATATCAAACAAAAGCGGAGTCTATACGATTTCCTCAAATACATTAAAAATCAATGGTTCAAGAAGCACCACTTATTCAACATTAGAAGATAAGATCGCTTATTTTTCAGATAAAAAAGAAGACTTCTATTTTTGCCTTGCCACATCAACACTCAAGAAAGATTTAAATTATTATCTATTTTGTTTTGAGACAAATATTCTTGATTATAAAAAAGCTGATTGGCAAGAGCATTACAATGATAAAAAAGAGCTTATGGGTTGGAAGTGTACAACACCAATCTACAATGCCTGGATTAAACGTAATATGTCAGATCAATTATGGACACACATAAAATTGGATGTCGCTAATATTAAACCCACATGCATAACACGATAAGATTATTCCACGGTGATTGTCTAGATTTATTACCTCAGATAGAAGATAATTCGGTTGATATGGTGATGTGTGATCTGCCTTATGAGAAAACCATCTTATCCTGGGATTCCATTATTGATCTGAATAGATTATGGCCGGAATACAACAGAATCTGTAAGCTCAATGCAGCCATGGTCTTTACCGCAGTACAGCCATTCACTTCATTATTAGTTCAATCCAATGTTGCTAATTTTCGTTATGAATGGATCTGGGAAAAACCACAAGGAACCAATCCTCTCAATAAGGATTCCATGCCTTTGAGATCACATGAAAATATTTTGGTCTTTTATCGCAAACCACCTATCTACAATCCACAGATGGAAAAGGGTAGTCCCTACAAGGGTTTCAGCTCACAGAAATCCAAAATCGGGGAAGTCTATGGTTCAGCCAAAAGTATGCACCGAGACAATGAAGAAGGCACAAGATATCCAAAAACCGTTCTTAAATTTAAGCAAGAAAAAGGATTACATCCAACTCAGAAACCAGTTTCTTTGATGGAATATCTAATTAGAACCTACACCAATGAAAATGCTGTTATTCTAGATAATACAATGGGAAGTGGAACAACTGGAGATGCAAGTCTTAGAAGTGGTAGAAACTTTATAGGAATGGAGAAAGAACTAGAATACTATAATATTGCAGAAAAGAGACTTAAAGAGCAATCCATAAGATCCCAGATGAATATTATGGATCTTTTAACCTAATAACATCACAAAAAATTATGCGAGAATTTACACCAAATCAGGCAATTGTTGATCCTGAAACACACGAAAAAGTAGTTAAACTATTTGATAAGATTAAAGAAGAGGCAGAAAAATCCAAGTGGGTATGGGAAGATGTTCCACCAGAGGAAGAAGAATATATTGAATCATATAATATTAGTTTTGATTTTGATGCATCAGCAATTTTAGCGAAAGAAATTAAAGATCGGGAAAATCTAACACCATGGAAAACTGAGATAATAAAACATGAGAATTCTGTGAGAACATATTATGGGCAATTTAAAACAGAAGAAAGTTATAAAAATTATCTAAGTGAATGTGAAAAATATACTAAAGAAATTGAGCCCTATATTTTTGGTTATTGTGGTGCTGCGCATGGAATCTATAAAAACAAGTTATTAGAATTTCAGACGCTCAAATTTAAATCTTTTGATAATCTGATTACACATCTTAAAAAATTAACTGAAGATAAAAATATCATTCTATTACGCTTTCGGTATTCATATTTTGAGATTGAAACTATTCTTGATGATAAACTCAACATTAAGGATAATATTGAATTAGAAAAACCAGAATATTACTTCATTATCAGATTCGCTCTTGTAGACAAGTAAAATTTTGTGATCTGGATACACTAATAAATAAATATGGGTTGGTAAACCCACCAAAGAAGCTTCCGGTTTAACGCTATCTAAAAACAAAAATGAAAGATTTTAAGCAACTAAAGAAAGCATCTTCTCTTGGTACTCTAACTGAGAAACTGATTAAAGATGCACAAACAATGAATAGTTCACTGAAAGATGAACGTATCTTCAATGTAGAACGAGATAAATCCGGTCTAGGTTATGCCGTTGTGCGATTTATGCCAGCTCCTCCCAATGAAGAAGCTGCTTTCGTGAAACTGTATAATCACGGCTTCAAGGGTAACAGTCGCTGGTTTGTTGAAAACTGTCCGACTACTCTCGGACAAGATTGTCATGTATGTTTCGAAAATTCTTTACTCTATAACTCCGGTGTAGACGCCAATAAGAAAATCGCATCTAGTCGTAAGCGTAAACTGAGCTATTACAGTAATGTTTACATCGTTAAAAATCCTTCTAATCCTGCACTAGAAGGAACCGTAATGCTCTATCGTTATGGTAAAAAAATTTATGATAAAGTGATGTCGGCACTAAAGCCAGAATTTGAAGACGAAACTCCAGTAGATCCCTTTGATCTTTGGGGTGGTGCAAACTTCAAAATCAAAGTGAAGACGGTAAAAGAATCTTCTGGTGAATCATATCCAAATTACGATGATAGTTCGTTTGAATCTCCTGCACCACTTCTGGGCGGTGATGATGCAAAACTAGAAGCTGTTTGGAAACAATGTTATTCTCTATCGGATCTTATTTCCGCTGATAAATTCCGTTCTTATGATGATCTTCGGACTCGCTTCAATCGGGTAACTGGATCAACTTCGGAAGCTTCTGTTCAACGACAAGAGGCTGAACTGGAAGAGGTAGCTCAGGCAGTGAATGATGATAACATTATGGAAGAACTTGAGGCTCATTATAAGCGCCAAACTTCTAGCTCTGAAGACTCACTCTTTGATGATCCACTCAAAGCCTTTGAAGAACTGAATGATGACGACTAATTGTAAAGTCTAATATTATCTCCCTTCTTTAGGGTACGGCTCTCATATTGAGAGCTTTTTTTATACCTCATAATATTCTCAATGTCATCAAAAAGAATACTCAGATAAGCTGGTTTAATAATATAAATCTCTCTTTTCTTGTCTTCCTTGTTCATCTCGTATTCATAATTTGTCACTCCAGTAACGAAACTAGATTTCGGTGTGTGGACCGTATAACCTAAACCATCATCATAAAACTCGTAATAATAAGAATTAGCAGTAAAGGTGCTATTCTCACTTAAGGTAAAATGAACTTCTTCTACTCTAGGATCCGCTAAAATCGGTTCAGAATTAGCTGGAACTTCATTCAGAATAAATTCAAATGACGTGACTAAATTATCAGTTTCTTCTAAAATATTACTAATAAAAAATTGACCATTATATTCTCTGTCTGATATATTGAATAGTGTTATTTGAGTTCCCACCTCTAATCCAACAATACCATTAACAAGTTCAATTGATCCGGTAGTTCCACTACTTGTTAAGGTATTAATCTTTGCATTAACAACTTCAATAAAATTGCCATTGGTTTTCCATGTTGGTGATAATCTGATACCACCTTTCAGCATTGTTATTCCTACTGAGTTTTGAATCTCTTCGGTTTCATAGTGATGAATTCCAGAATAAAGATTATCATAAGATCCATATTTTTGTAGCATCACTTGATCAAAAACATTAGAAGGTAACGGCCATTCATCTTGAACATTCAGAATATTATTAGACAGAAAAACAACCCAATCTAATGTTGGATCATCGTAGAATTTATGTGCTACTTGATCAGCACGTTCATCTCCTTCAATTGAATATTTCTCAAAATAAGCGAGATTATTGAAGATGCTAGATGTAATCTGTCCACGACGAAAGAAATTCTTGACTATGGTGTAATCAGAAATCTTTGAATCTGGAAGAAGACTGACGTAATTAAAGTCAGAAACGTAACTGAAGTAGTGTGCCATTAGTATCCAATCGGATGATCGTCTTCATCATAATCACTCGCATAAACAGGAAGAATTTCTTGGAATGTCATATTAACATTATATGCAACCATCGTGCCGTCTTTATATGTCATGTAAGAATTATTGGGAGTATAATCAACCGTACAATTTTGCAATGCGCAGGTTTTTACTTTCCCGATGCCAATGTGTGTCTTACTGCTACCCATCAAATACTTAATACCAAAGACGTAAGGTGATTTAATGAATAAGCTATTCTCTTGAACTCTTGGTGCCATTCCTTGCTTAAAGAATCTTATGATTTTCTTGA